AAAAAATTGATATTCTAAAAATTTTATTTTTTAATATCTGTAAGGATTCTTTGCGGTTTTACAGGTTTTCACATAATCTATTTGAAGTAGCACAATAGGTTAATTTACGCTCCGTATATGACGTTGTTACCTTAGTCGAGGTTCTTGAAACTGTACGTGTGGACGCTGCTGCTGCGGGAATTGCTGTCAACTGTATCGCCAGTACAAGGACAAGTAGTATACTAAATATTTTTCTATTCTTCTTCATATGAAAACCCCCTTTTTTGATATTGCTAATATTTAGCATGTCTGTTTTTGGATACATTTTTTTCTTTGTCAAGATCACCTTTTCCTCCTTTCTGTAGTATCAAAATGGATAATGTTGAAAGAAAATGAAAAAAATCCACTATTTACCCGTAGTTAAGTATTACAAAGAATATATGTATTGTTTTCTCACACGAAAAAAGGCATCAAAAAAAAGCCGAATTACATTTCTGTAATTCGACTGAAAAATAATAGAATTTACTGCTCATAAGGGGCGTAGAAATTTCCTTTTACATAGTAGCCGCCTTTCTCACAGTCGCCACCCAGAGAATCCAGATACTGGTCTCCGTTTTTGGATTTGGAGATATAAACATTTGTTGAAGTTTTTTTCAGAAGTTTTTCTTCAGCAATATCTTCATAATCCTGTGCGACCAGAATCTTAGCACCTAAAGCTGTGGCTTTTGCTTCTGCAAGGTCATACAAAAGTTTTCTTACCTGAATGATTTCAGCATTCGTTAAATGAGAAAAGTACATTCTTTCGAGGAAAATGACAAGTTTTTCGTCTGAACCAGATTCCATAGCAGCATCTTCTGCAACATCCCTAAAACTAAGAGTTTTATTTACAGCAGTATCAGACATTTTTGTCAGCCTCATGATTGCGCGGGCAACACATTTACTTCCTTTGTCAACATATAATACTTTTTTATTGGCATCAAATACTGACAATAAGCATTCATTATATTGTCCGCTTTTGTAATTCATGCAGGTCCAAGTTGGAACAGCTCCGATCTTCATACAGCTTTCAAAATCAGTATTTTCAGTAGCTTTAAGGCCATACTGTTGCTTTTTCGAATTTTCTTTCCAGACTTCTTTCTGGTCACCTGTAAGAGTGAATCCAATCTCAGCATTGAAGTTTTCATATTTTACTTCATCCAGTTTTCCGTATACAGCTGCTTTTGCAAGCAGTAATACGTTTTTCTGACCTTTCTCATACTGATCATCGTAATAGGACTTCGTAACTGAAGCATTTCCCTGTAAGCAGAATTCTAAAAATGATTTCTGATGTTCTTCAGGAATCGGTAATTCTTCTTTCAGCCATGCGCTGTCCTCATCCAGAGAGACATATGCATTTTTAAAATCTTTCAATCCAAGTTCCTTTAATTTCGGGTTATTGTAGTTGTTCACTACAGCCAGAATATCAATTCTGCCAGTTATTTCGTTAATAACCTCTTTTAACCCTGGATTATAAGACTCAATGGATTCCAGATAAAGAAAATCCGAAATACTAGCTGTTTCTTTAAGGTAGGAATGCCTGTTGATATAATCAGACAGAGGTTCTTTAGATAGAGTTTTTGCTACAGCGGAAATCAGATCTTCCGGAAAATTGTCCATACGGATGGATTCATGGAATAACTGTCGGATACGGCGGAGTTTTTCATCTACCCTCATAGACGGATCCAGTGAATTATAGATTTCAATCAGCTTTCTATTCTTTAGGGAAATTGATAAAAATTCCGGGAAAGTATATGTATGATTATAGAAAAGAGATAGATCAATATTATTGGTTGTATAAAGATATTTATACTTCTGCAGTTTCTGTAAATCCTTAATAGTTAAGGTATTCATGTTGCATAACTGCCAAAACTCATTTGAAAACAGGATACTGTTTATTGGTAATTTTGCAAATTCCTTCAGGTTATCCTGCATCAGCCTTAAGCATGCAGTTTTATTGTTGATCAGGCACTTTCTGGCGAAAGCCTCTATATGAGAATAGGAGCCTGAATCAATCTCTTTCATCAGTTTTTCGTATTTATTGCCTGTGCAGGCAGATAGAAAGCTGTTAATTCCCCAAAGACTATTTTTTACAGCATCTTTGTCAAGATGTTTCATAATATATCGCTTGTATTCGGATAATGTTTTTTCCTGATAATCAATATCATATAATCTTCGGAAGAAATCTTGCTTAATGTCTTCTTCAAATTCTTCAGAATCAAATAACCCTTTGAATTTACTCAGAATAGCAGCAATGTCTTCTGCCTGTTTTGCATACCCTTTTTCATGAAGATATACTTTATTCACGCAATCACCAGCCATCTTGTAAATATCTAAAGTTCCTGGATATGTCAGGACTTTTGCTAACCTGAAATAACTTTCAGGAACTGAGTTTTGCAAAATGAATACAGAACTTCGGAACGAAAATTCTTCCGGCAGGTCTTCTATGAGATAAAATTTTATAAGTTCTTCCTGCCAGTTTTCTTTCATGAATAACTGGATTAGGAAGTCATTCCTGTCTGAAAAGGATAATTCATAAAAAAGATGAATCAACCGCTCATGTTTCCCTTCTTTAAGAAAAGTGTAAAATTTCAGATCATAAGCAGCTGCTGTTCCCGGACGTTCTTTTTCCAGAACGGAATGCAAAACATCCTCGTAATTTACAAGATTTTCTGCAAATGATTCTGCATCTGGATAATCTGCTCCAAATACATTAATATACTGATTCAGCAAAGAGCATGATAACCTTGATAGCTGTCCATCTGTATGCAACTTGGAAATTATTTCCGCAGTTTCTTTACTGGATAAAATTGCTTTTGCGAGACCATCCAGTATAAAGTATCCAGATTTAAGATAATCTTTCATATTTGGAACCATATGAAGGTTATCAACAGCCAGTTGCCTGTCAGAGATGTATCTCATATGAGATACATCTAATCCTTTTTCTTTAAGAAAATCCTGCAGATGCAGATTTGTGAGTGTATTATTCAAGTAGTTATTCATTTGTTTTCTCCCTTATGTTTTTTATAAAGTTTACAAGTTCCAGATAGGTTACTACACCTGCGCTATAACAGCCTTTAATAAAATACAGGGCTAATAAAACATCATCCTTATTCAAGAACACTTTTCCTGGACAATGTTCATAGATTAATCCAATATAAGCTTTAAGCTCCGTATTATCTGCGCAGTATTTTGCTTTTTCCAGAATGGCAACAAGGAATTTATCGTTTGAAGTAATATCTCCCAGTTCAGCCAAGGTATCTTCCTTTAATTCATTAATAGCTGCGTGAACTCTCTCAATTTTTTCTTGTTTTTTCTTTTGCTCCTTTTCCAGGATCCAAGCATTATACTCTTCTGCAGGAAGATAGTCTTTTTGAACTGCATCTATCCAACGATAATTTCTTTTCAACAGTTCCTGATGCCACTGTTCAGAAAGATCCTCGCCAATAATAGAGCGTATCATTGGATTTGAAATAAAGCCTGCCATCAGATCATCAAGGTCACAAATACCAGGAATCCTTGCGCAGATTTCACATACAAGTCCCAGAAGCAAGCCCTGTTCTTCAGCAGTATAGGATGAAAGAATCTCTTCAGCATCTGCATGATTGACTTTTCCATATGCAAAAGATATCATCCAACTGTTATTGAAGGACTCTTTGAAATATGTGATCCATGTATCGTTAAAAATACAATTGTTTTTTTTACAGAAGTCCGACAGCCAGATTAAAATATATCTTTTATTCAAAGATGACAGATATTTTTCGATACTTCCGCGGGAGCCTTTTTTAACAAAATCATCAAAAGACAGATATCCGGATTCGAATAGCTTATCCATTGCTTCTCTGGAAAACATAACCATGTTTTTGTATATGATTTCTTTTACTTCATATCCGAACATTTCTTTGAGGATAGACTCCTTTTCTTCCAGCCGCTTCTGCTCATTGACATATTTACGTAATAGTAATACGTAAATACGCTGCATGAAATATTTATCCCGACTGTTCCATTCATATCCTAACAACCCTCTCATCCATTCAAGCTCATCTTCCGAATCGATTCTAAATGGATGATTTGTACATATAGACTCCCAGAGACTAAGTTGGTTTACTCTTTCGGAGGAATGCCTGTAAGAGCCATACATTGTGAGAATATAAAATAAAAGATACGAATTGTTTACACAAGGAATACCATGTGCAAATCCAGCAAGTAAAAATTTAGGAGCCAGATCTTCTCCATCAATTTTTCTTGGCATTTTCTTATCGAAAAGGTTCATAAGTCTGTTCCCGTCAAAAGGAACTTCTTTATCCTGCAAAAATAAAGACTGGAACCATCTCTTGGCAAGACGCCACCATTTGATTTCGGAAGATACATAAAGTTCTGTTGTTCTTTCATAGACATACCAGATACCCATATTTAGATTCAATATGTCCATATTGGAAAATCCTGCCTCTAACAGTTTTTTCTCATACGACTTCTTGACCGGTTCTTTATACAAGTCCGAAAAAACAAGTATAATATCGGATGCAGCTCCCATATTTTCCTTAATAGATAAAGAAAATTGCTCAGAGATATGTTTCAGTGCGTATGACACTTCCATAAGATCCATAAAGAAATCTGCGCATTCGCACACATCTTCCTGAGCTAGTGATGATATAGAATCCATCTTAAGAACCAGAATTTTTGAAGCTAACAAAAATTTGTCAACATAGCCCTGTAAATTCCAATGGTGTATCCTATCATCAAGGATTTTCTTAAGAAAATAAACAACTGACTCTTGAGTATTTTCTTTCGCAGCATCAAGTAATGTTGCTAAATCGTCTCCAGTAATCTCAGTAGCATCATTTTCATAGCAGATGACAGAATAGAGCAATAAGAGATCATTTTCCTCTTTTCCCTTCTCTTCTGCTTTTTTCAGGAAATCTTCCAGCTGTGTACCTACGCACATCTCTGAAATATCCAATTTACGGTTTTTTGCCCATCTCAATGCCGCTATTGCCGACAGGTAATCGTCGGCACTTCCATACCCATACTGTTCCATTCGCTCTAAAAGCTCTCCTGGATAACGGAAATACTTTTTGAACTCAAAATACGTATCATTGGATACAGAGTCTCCCATGGCTACTCTGATCAGGGATTGTAACCCTTCGTACACCTTTGTAAATTCTTTGTTTTTCATTTTTAAGTTTCTCCTTTCGTTTTTTTATTTGCGAAAGTAAGATGAATAAAATAACGGTAAAACAAAAAAAGAGAACCTTTTCGGTTCTCTTCATAATGAAGGTGGCAACAATTTCAGATTTTGGTACATGCTTCTGGATACAGTAATGAAACCGCGCCTTTGGAATAATGAGAATCAAACCATTTCCAGATATCTTTTCTTTCCGTTCCTTTTTCGAAGATGAACCAGTCCTGTCCAAGTACCAGATCTTTTTCTCCGTCATCAAACGGTATGTTGGAAAAACTCTTCCAGAGATCCTTGATCAGATCATCTGTATCCGTATAGGTTTTTACAGACTTACTGTTCTGGTCGTAGATGACCACGAATATATTGCGGACCTCACAGAATGGTATGATCCTCCAGATCGCTATCTGGATGCAGTCATCGATAGAACTGCTTTCCTCCCAGATACTCTCCGGATTTGTACCTGTCGGCTTATTTTTCATGAATTTGAAGATTCCTGTTGTATATTTGCAGTCCCCCGAATATACCGGATGGAAAGCGAAACAACCTCCCTGTCCAAAAATTTCCTGACTGTTTTCACTCATAATATGTTCTCCTTTCGTCATTTGGTCGCAGACAATATGAAGAACCAAATGCAGCATGAAAAAAGTGAATTCGAATTCACTTTTTAAATTACAATATGCACAAAAAACGGACATAGGTATTTTATGCATATTACTGAAATGAAAAAGACACCGGAAAAACATCAGTTTTCTGCGCTTAGGAAAGTAGAGAGAAAGGAGGTTCATATCCATGAGCAAAGAACTGGTCAGATTATTAAGAGAAATCGAAGAAATGTCAGGTAAGCTGTACTCCAATACGTCACAGGACAAAGACCTGAGAGTATGCAAAGGGGCGAAAAGACTGGCGGAACTGGTAGAGGAAGGGATATCCGCGGAAGAAGCCGAGGAGGTACTGCGAGGAGAAGGGTTGATTATAGACTCGGAAGAAAATCCCATATACCGCGGAAACTGAAAGAAAAACCGGGGAATATCTCCGGCTTAGTCTTGTTGATATCTGTTTTTTCTTAGTCTGACCAGGTCTGTATTAAGCCTGATCAGATGTATTTTTTCAGATTATTTGCCTGTCTGAAAAGGATATAAGGAAGCAAACTCCATTTCTGTATAGTATTCATCACACTGCCCCAACCACAGGAAAGACAGTCAGCCACATCTGATACTCATTGATTTTTCTCCACAATTCTTACTACGAACCTTGATGCGTTTTTCTTCCCGTAATGCTCAAACGGATTGACTGCTGCTTTTATATTTTCATGCATACTCCAGGCAAACGGTTCTTCCTGCATATCCTCTCGGATCCAGGGGTCATATATTGTATGTTGCTTATAAGAAAAAGAAACAACATCCTTATCCAGATATGAATTATGCTGTACCATTTCCAACTGTCTCTGAGCCAGCATTTCCGAGCCATAAATAAGGTCATTTGCCTTTTCCTGTATTTCCCGGTAAGACATGGACTCCAGAGAACTTATATCCTTTCCCGTCAGATATGCATAGCAGATATCTGTCCAAATGTTCATTTCTATCTTTCCTGCCGGATTAACAACAAACAGCTCCTCTGCCAGGTCGATTTTATCCAATCTCATATCAAGATCTTCTTTGCCACACATACCAATCGGAACAACAATGTGTCTCTGCTTTGTCAGTTTTTCCTGTATCTGTTCCATTTCCTTTTTGCATTCTTCTGTTCCGATGACTGCGATGACCGGATATTCTTTTGCCATAGTCTGCTCCTCCGCACTTTATTCTTTATCTGATAATAGCACAAGACAGAAAGCATATCCATATGAAGAAGGAAATGGTTAAAAAAAATATCCTCCGCGGAAAACTTCTAATAATCGTTTCTAATCAAAATGATTTTCCAGAACTGTGTTTTTCTCGTTTTTCAGTCTGCAATTGAGCCGAAGTAGTTAAGAAAAAATAGAGATTATCCGCGGATAGAACATTATCATGGATTAAAAAAATGACCGGACGGAGGATTCCGCGGAAGTTCTTCTTTCGAATCTATCATCCTCAAAACCACGATTTTTTATCAACCACTTCTCTCCTGCATATTGCCAATACAGAGAATACGACAGGAGAATATGTAATTGTTTGTACATTTGACGCATTTTACGAGAAAGTATACAATACACATAAGCTCCGGTATCTCTGAATACAAAAAATAGGAGGAGATGCTCGGTGAGCACAAAAGATTCAGCGAGGCTAACAATGGATTCCTGTGTCGGAAGAGAGAGGGAAGACCAAGCCGTAAAACGTCTGTTTTCCAGAAAGGATTTTCTGGCAAATATTATGAAAGGAACTATCGCAGAATATGCGGATCTTTCCATTGAGGAAATTATGGACTGCATTGAGGGAGATACCATTCAGACAGGAACTGCATTGGTTTCTGAGGATGCGGCAAATACCATCCGCGGAGAAAACCCTCAGTTTACAGCGATAGGCGAGGCTCCGGCAATCATGGATCTCATCTTTCGTTCCCTGGTTCCATCTCTTGATGAGACCATTAAGATCAACCTTCATGTTGATCTCGAATTTCAACAGGATTATGCTGTTCCATATCCGGTAGAGAAAAGAGCGTTCTTTTACGCCACACGCAGAATATCTGCCCAACTCCCCAAAGTTGGAAAAAATGGAGCCGGATATAAAAACCTGGAGAAGGTATACAGTATCTGGATCTGTATGGAGAACATCCCCAAATACCTTCAGGGATCAATCTCTTATCACAAAATGGTCAACTATAAGAACACTGGGATGACAGATGGAAAAAACAAAGAAAATTTCCTCAAGAAATCGCAGAAAGATATCGACCTTGTGGAAATTGTCATCGTTCGTCTTGGAAAAAACAAAGAAGAAAGAGGCGTACTTGATTTTCTTCAGGGAGTTTTTTCTGGAGACCAGGAAAAAGTATTTTCTTATTTACCTGATAATACAGCAGACGAAAAGGAGGTCGTGGATATGTTGACAATGGTTGATTGTATCGAAAAGCGTGGAGAAAAACGCGGAGAAAGACTTGGAAAACAGCTTTCTCAAGCCCGCATGCAGAAGCTTATCTTAAGTTTGGCAGCAGACAACAAAAGCGAAGATATTATAAGAATCGCCAAGGACGATGAGTATCTGGAAAAAATGTACAAAGAATATGGTATTTAAGGAGATTGTTGTCTCCTTCTCTCCCACATAAAAAAGCAGACTTTGAGGTCTGCTTTTTTCATTAATTCTTTTTCCAGACACTTAAAAGATCTCTGGCTGAGAATCCTTCCAATTCCAGATTATTTTCCTTAAGGATGCTTTTTATAAGCTTTGTGTCGATTTTTGTCTCTGGAGGTACATTTCTTTTCACAATGTTCCATGCCGCTTCTTCCAGAGCGTCGCCAACCACAGGATGCTCTTTCAGCCAATCCTTGATTATTCTCTGTTTTTTGCGCTTTTCCGCATCTTTGCTCTTATCCCGGTTTTTATAGCTCCATGCTGCCATAGCTTTCTGTTTACTTTTGTAGCCGTAGCCTTGAGCATCGTCCAAAACATTTTCTGTTTCCTCATCGACAATTACAAATCTCCTGTCATATCGACTAGAAAGCGTTTTTGATTCTACTACTTTCACATTTCTCTTCTTTGTTTCGGACATATCTTTCACCTTCCTTCCCAGCTGTCACAGGAATCGCCATACTCTGTCCAGTCGCTCATATATTCGCTATACGGACATGTGCAGATCCAGTCATCAGAAGTATCTTTCTTGTGGTATCTGCAGGTTCCGCAGCATTCCGCATAATCATTGTACTCTGTCATGCATTATTTTTAGTAGCAGACTGTATCGTATGTGTGAAAGTATTGTAAAATAAGCATTTATCACTTCCTTTACATAAAATACTGTCTACTACGTTCTCCTTTCCTAATACACCTAACTTAATCAATTCATATTCTACTGTATAATAATTATTTAATATTCAATTTTTAAGGTACACATACTTTACAATGATATATCCTAACAACCCCTTATATTTACTGAATTTATTAGGATATATTTATTATTTAACTTACCATACATTAACTACTAAAGATAACATGCATTTTCTCCTTTCCGTTACCTGACTAACTTATGATCAAATCTTATCCTATGTCGGAAAAATATAATTCTGACACGAAAAAACTTCTCCTTGTTTTATTTTTGTATCTGTAATACAATTGTCCTAGAAAAGAAAGATTTTCAGACACGTTATTGACGGTAGCTTATTAAGATTTTTGAGGTACGGTCCAAAAATATAGAAAAACAAGGAGGCTATAAAAATGCGAAACGTATTAAGCAACACAGAATTTTATATTTTACAGTATTTATGGTCATTAGAAACGCCTACAACTTTTGCAGAGATCATGGTCCATTTTACGGAAGAAGGAAAGACCTGGAAAAAGCAGACTGTGAACACGTTCCTCTCCCGTATGATCCAAAAAGGATATTTAAAATCAGATAAAACAAAAGGTCCGAGAGCTGTATATTCTCCAGTGTTTACCAAAAAAGAATTTCATGAAAAATATGCAAAAGACATAGTAGAAGATTACTATGACAATTCCATCTTGGAATTTGTACGTGCATATACAGCCGGACACAAATTAGATGACACAGAGAAAACAGAGTTATCCTCTTACATCCAGAACCTATAAGATTATCACATATACAAAGGACTGCCAGATGGCAGTCCCTTTTTTTAATCATCTTCGGAATTAAATGAGAATTCATCAATATGATAAATGGATACCTCATTGATCACATAGGTTTTTTCATTCTTCACATATTCTCTGCTCTGAAGTCTTCCGGAAACATAGAACTTATCTCCTACGGCACTCTGTGCCATCTTTTTTGCGTTTTTACTCCAGCAGATGCAAGGTACATAATAAGACATACCTCTGTCATTGATCGCCAGGACACAGTCACAGACTGTACGATTTGAGAAAGGAGTTTTCCGCAGCACCGGCTTCTTACAGAGATATCCTTCGAATTTCAGCTGGTCGGTATCCATAGCAGTTCCTGCTTCAACTTCTGTAATATCATAAGCAAAGATATAAATATACAAGTGCCCATTTACAGTTTTTGTCTGGATTGCTCCGGCAATTTTTACACATGAGCCTTCTGTGATATTTCCCAATAACTTTTTGTTTACAACTACATTGATACGGTCTTTGACTGTAGACGGTTCTTTCCTGGAGGTGTAAACGATAAGGTTTACAAATTTGTCTGTAATAAACGGGGTATTCTCTTCTACTGCGTCAACGGTACCTGTTATATTCGCTCTGTCGATACATGAGTATACGTATTTCTTAGCCATAATAATCTCCTTTTTAATTTTTGCAGACCATTTTTGATCCTGTAGTTTTTAAGTTAAAAGTAATATGATGAATAATATTTTTTTTGATTAAAATTTGTTGGATGATGGAGATTGATTCAGAAAAATATGGGAACCTCTCTCAAAAAAATGAATTCGAATTCACTTTTTTATACAAAGACATCCGCGGTTAATTTCGATCTTCCGCGGATGTCCAAAAACAAAGAAAAGGATTCTGAACAACATATGGAGCATAAGTCTCATACACTGTTCATGGGTGTATTGTAGCTGATTTTGACAGCAGGATTTTCTGACACGAAAAAAAGGATACTGCATATACGATGCGACATCCTCTGTTATCTTCCATCTGACCGAATGCCTCAATATGTTTTTTAAAAATTCTTTTGCTTTTTTGTATGCATCATATAAAAACAATCAGACTAGCTTCAGCACCCACATTCATTCCAAACCCCACCCACGCCCGACTCCTCGGGGGTGGAATTAAATTTACGCAGGCCAATTCATTTACTTCCCAATCATATACTCATACAAATACTGAAAAGCTTCTTCTTCATATATAGTTCTGATTAGGTCTTCATGCTTTCCTCTTTCATCATTTTCATATGCAACCCATTGATTACCATCAAAGAAGCAACCCAAAAAATATGGACCTCCTGCATAATTATTTGGGTTTACAAATACTTTTCCCCCTAATCCAGCTTCATTAATTTTTGAAACAAACTCTTCTCTTTTCATAGCGTTTACCTCTTAAATTGTCTTCATTATCCAGAAACCTGCCCAGCAGGTTTTCCATGACATTGAGCAGATCATTTGCTCGGTCTACTGATGTCTGGCTTACGTTTCCGTCCGCCTGTGCAACTGTCACATACGACTCCCCTTCTGCTGCCTGCACGTTCGCTGCTTCAACCAGTGAGAGCACTATACATCCTGCAATCATTATTCTTCTCATGTTATTCCTCTTTTCTCAGATTTAAGGTCAAACTCAAAATTTCGCATAAAAAAGACACTCACAGCATTTTCCGAACTCTGTGAGTGCCCAAAAACGAAAGGTGAATTCTGAACATCTTTGCTGTTCATGGTTTTAGTATAACTGATATTGGCAGACTGCTTTTCTGGTACGAAAAATCAGAGGAGATGTATATGATTTATCTTCTGGTGTAGGTGTCGGCTTTATTGTTTGGTATCGTACAGGATTTTCCGTTGGATGTGTAGGCAGTACCGTCGGAGGAGTACCAGGTGCCGGATGGGAGATTGTATTCTGAGCCGACAAAGGCAAATTTCTCTCCAATAGACAGGGTTGTAAGTACGGTGCAGTCGTAGAACATAGAGCTCATATTCGTTACGTTCTGTGTGTCCAGAGAAGTCAGATCGAGGTTAGTAAGCCCGCTGCAACCGTCGAACATGTAGCTCATATCGGTAACGTTGCTTGTGTTCAGATGAGTCAGATCGAGGTTAGTTAACCCACTGCAGCCGCTGAACATAGAATTCATATCGGTAACGTTACTTGTGTTCAGGTGAGTCAGATCGAGGTCAGTAAGACCACTACAGCCGGAGAACATGGTGTCCATATAGGTAACGTTGCTAGTGTCCAGATGAGTCAGGTCGAGGTTGGTAAGCCCGCTGCAACCGCGGAACATAGAGAACATATCCGTTACGTTGCTAGTGTCCAGGTGAGTCAGATCGAGGTTAGTAAGACCACTGCAACTGGCGAACATGGAGTGCATATCGGTAACGTTACCGGTGTCCAGATTACTGAAATCTATTGAAATGAGATTTGATTTATTCTTAAACATTGCTTGACAGTCTGTAGCTGCAATAACTTGCTTTCTTGGTGTTTGAGTAGATACTTTCATAACAGTTCCATCCATCCATGCTACGACTCCCCTATCTCCGTCTTCGTCCACATCAATTAAGGTTGCAGATATAGGCATGATTTCATCTGTAAAAACGACGGATGTTGCCGTGGAGGGAATCAACTTATTAAATCCAGATCCTGTTTTTAAAACAAACGTTTTCTGTTTTGCATACAGGTCAAGATCAGTATTAATTCCATTTACTGGCAGTCCGGCAGAATCAACTTTTATTTTCTGTGTGCAAGCCTTATCAGAATACCATCCCAAAAAGCCTGATAATTCCTTATACTGTCCTGAAACAATCTTTCCGGAACTGTTTACGATAATTTCATTCTCTGTAGTTCCATCCGCAAAAGTCAGCCCGTTTCCATGATAAGTGATAGTGTATCCAAGAGGATTCTTACTTGGTTTCTCCGTACTGATAGAAACATCCGGTACCGACCGTTCGTCATTGGACAGATTATCCTCCCAGGTCTTTGTAACAGTAACCACCCCGGATGTCTTGGAATCCTTGAAGTCATATACGTTTCCGGAATCATCGTTGTTCTTGGAATCCGCAACTACATCATTTGTACTACTTGTTTTCGTGAATTCTATCGGGGGGGTACTACCAGAATTAATATTATCTGCCATTACCGGTACCGTCACCATAACAGCCATCATTGTCCCGAGCATTATTCCCGGAATCCATTTCTTAAATTTCATTGCACATATACCTCCTGTTAAGTATTATTTTTGAGGTAATATGATAAAAGGAAACTCAAAAAAAGGACCACTACCGTCTTCTTCTTTCCTCCCAAATACACCTCATACAGCTCTCCGCAGAAAAAGCTCTCAGTTTCATAATCTTTCTCCAAAGCCGGATGGATAAGTCAACTTTCATCAGTCCCGGTTTTTCTGGATATTTTTCCTTAAGCAGATCCAGTACTTCCTCCCATTCGTATTTCTGCGGGATGACGTAAGTAACAGGTGGAAGGATACTCTCCCTTGGGGAACGAATAGTGTTGGATGGGACATATGTGTACGTTCCACTGTCTACGAGAGCAAGCATTTGATCTACAAAATCTTCAGGAAGCAGATTCTCATTGCGCTCTCCTTCTGTTTTGATTTCATTTATTATATGGATGGGCAAACCGCTGCTTAAAGCCGTTTCTTTGTTTATAGGTGAATGGTAGGTATGAGTTCCAATACATCGGAAAAAATAATACCTGTAATATGGTTCTCCTTTTCGGACAAAGAACCGGATGTCCTTTCCTTCTTTCCGGCAGATTCCTCTATCCAGAACCCGGTTATGAAAAATGGAATCTATAAAAACATCCGCATAATCAATCCCATCCTTATCGTAAACGTAATCTTTCTTGTAACCTGCCAGCTCTTGATGGACACAGGCCGGCTTTACGATCTGTAGCAGCCGTTCCTTTTTTGCATAAAATTCTTTCTCCATTCTTTCGGCTTCTTCCGGATTATCCGGATTACTAAAACCAAACAGCTGCGCCTGTGCATACAGACTCTTTTTTGCTTTCCTTTTCTGATCCCTGTAGTTTTTGGCCCTTTTATTCAGGGAGAACAGAGCCAAATCAAGCATTTCGTATGTTATGATCCCTTTAGACAGGCTTTCATAAAAGATTTCAGGTGTATCCATTTAAAATCCCTCCTGTTTTTTCTTTAAAATGCAAAAAAAGACAGTATCAGATATTTTCTGATACTGTCATATGAAGACATTTTATTAATCTGCGCATCCAAGACTCGTGACTTTAGTCGTGAGATACTTGACTATACAACATAAAAATAGGATTTTTCTATTTCCGGAGCGTATCTGTAATGAGCAATACAGTTGATTCCTACAAAATGCTCTCCACTCATCTGGGATTTCTCTTCTGCAGTTAACATTCTGGACAGAGTTATCCTTGTTGCATCTCTCCCGTCTTTTAGTTTACAGTCATGAAAGTCAATGATATCGTGCTGTATGGTTTGTGGCAGCAATTGAAGCAAATCCATTGTATCCATTTTTTCTATTTCTCCCTTTTTTATTATTATTTTAACGCAATGGTACCAAAATATCAACTAATTTCTGGCTTTCCAGTACTTTGTATTTGTTCCCTGATGCGTGGTAGTGTTGACATAGGAAACTGCATAATCCGTTTTCAGACCGGATACAGTATTATATACGACATCCTCTTCTTTGACGGAATTAAACACCGGATCGTAGTTTGCCAGTCCCGGTCTGGAGGAGATCGTACCGTCAGAATACCGGCTGACGATGATCTTCATGAAAGCATCGGAATTTGTTATGCTGTTGCCTTTTACGACTACATTGCTGATACCTCTTGCATCAATGGCAAGTGCGAAACCGTCAGGAGCGGTGATGTTGGTAAAGGTATTGTTAAGTATACTGGAATCTTCCCAGTTCTGCGCCCGTATTGCAAATGTCCGGCAGGAACTGAAACTGTTGTTTTCAATGCGGATATTTTTATGCGGGTGTCCCGGTGTATACATATGTGTACCAACTCCAGCGGTGAGATTCTTGAATACATTGTTGTGGATATACACAGTATCGTTGGCAGTCTTGTCCTGGCCACTTCCTTCCCATGTAAATCCTCCGGTTGCAGGATCCGGGACGTCTAAGTTGATTGCTTCTTTCTTTCCTCCGGAAGTGGAACCCTCAAAGGTACAGTTACGGATCTCTACATTATTGGAAGCATCCATCTCAATGAAATGTGCAGATGTATCGGACATACGGGCAAATGTGATCCCTTCGATCAGGATGTTCTTCGTATGTCCCATCAGGATCGCGGCATTTCCTCCAAATTCCTTATCAAAGACAACCTTTCCCCTGCCGATTATCTTGATGTCATGGACACCATTGTATCCGTAGAATTTTTTTTCGGTATTTACGTCATTGTAACTGCAAAGGATGAAAAGAGTTCCCTTGTCCTGCCGTTTGATCGTGACACCGTCCTCAAATATAACAGTGGTATTGGAAGGAATATACAGAGGAAACTGCAGGTTATAGGTTCCTTTTTTAAGGTGCAACTCTCCGCCTCCGATATTTGAAAAGTATTCCAGATAAGAACGGAGAACATAATAAGAGCGTGTCTGTTCCGTGAACCAGGATGTGTTCATGTATTTTTTCTTATAAGTATCGGATTTCGGGGATACAGTGATCACTTTGCTTTCTGCTGCAGAGCTGTTTTTGATCGTGATCTTTACGGAAGAAGAGTATTTTCCGTATTTCTTTTTACCGGAAGAATCCGCATAAGCCCTGACGCGGAAATAATAGGTATTCCCTGGTGTAAGCCCTCTTACCGTATAGCTCTTCTTTCCAGTGGTCTTGATCCTGTGGAATTTTTCTGAGCCAGTTTTCTGGTATACCTGATATCCCTTGGCTCCTGCTGCTGTATTCCATGTCACTTTTACCTTTTCACCGGACTGTTTCGCCTTGACGCCGGAAACCTTTCCCAGAGCCGCTGCGCTGACAGGGACTGCACACAGGCAGAGGACCAACAGGAATATAAATAAGATTCTTTTTCTCATATTTTCGCCTTTCCGCGAAAGGCATCAGTGTACTATGAAGCATACTGGCTTTCGCTATCTGTTTTTTAGAATAATGTTTTTCCTGGTACAAACATATTTAATCTGCATCACCCCCATCCATTGATCATTTCATAGCAGCTGTAGGTAGCACGTTGTATATCCGCGGACTCACCAAACCATGGATCTGGCAGTAACATAGAAACTATCTTCTGACGCAGCGTTTTTGCGACTTCCACTGTCTGTTTTTTTTCCTCGATATCCTTCGCAGTTTTTTTTGCTTCAATGTCGTTTCGAATAAAGAAATCCATCGAAAAAATAAGGACATCCAGAAGCGTAATATTAATATGCAGCTGCTGTCTGGAAAACTCCATGCATTCATCATTTGAAGAGTCAAAACATTCTATCAGTTGTGGCAGAGTACCACGTCCATAGGATATAATCCTGTTATACCGCATGGGCGTGGGTGAATGCCTACTGGTTTTTGATATAGGCCCGGACATTGTCCAGACTGTTTTCGCTTACCGTTGCCACAAAATAGCTGTCACTCCAGAACAATGGCTTCCAGTAATAGTCCTTTAAAACAGTATCCCCATATTTCTTCCTTGCAAACCTGCTGGTCTTGGTCTTGACCACATTAGCAAGCGTCCCGGGGGCAGTGAACGGATCTGCCTCATACAGGATATGGATATGGTCGCTCTCCCCGTTCAGTTCCAGGATCACAAGCCCTTTCTCCTTAAAAATATCCCGGATGATCTGATAGACCAGCTCCTTTACCTCTCCCTTAAGGACCGGTTTCCGGTATTTTGTCACCAGCACCAGATGGTACTGCAGCAGGAAACAGCTGTGCCTGTTCGTATAGTAATCCTGTCCTCTCTTTTTCTTATACATAGGGATCCCTCCTGTTCCAATGACTGTCCGAAAAATTGACATCCATTTGTGATTATGATATAATAATACCATAGAATTTAAGGTTTGGAAAGGGGGTACAGCCATTATGAAAAACACGGTCCCGATGGTAGTGTCAGAAAAGTCATTCAGGGAAGTCTTTTCCTTTGCGGAAGATAATTCTGCCCTTGCAAAGAACCTGTATAATGCTGCCCTTTTCCGGATCCGGCAGGTATTTACCGGATGGGGAAAGGAAAAACTGACAGATCTGCAGAAACTTGTTTTTGATGAGCTGGAGCAGACAAAAGCAGTCTACGAAGGATTTACTCCCAGACGGGTACTGTCCTACCAGGCCCTTCTTAAGATCCTGAGGGCTACCAGTAACCCGGATTATTTTGCCGGACTTCCCATGCAGACAGCAGAGGATACCGTCAAAGAAGCCGTCAAGAATTTCCGCAAATGGCTGGATAACCTGAAGCTGTATAAACAGGATCCATCCCTGTTTACTGGAAAACCAAGGATGCCAAAATACTGCAGATCTACACACAGAACATTTAAGGTTACCAACCAGGATGCCGTTCTTTATCCAAAAGCTGACGGCGGCACCGAAGGCTGCAGTCTGAAACTTCCCGGTTTTAAGAAAAAGGAACGTATCCCCCTGAATTATATAGATCAAGGATCCAATCTGCGGGAGATCACCTTCAAACCTTATTATGACAAATATATCATGTCCTTCGTTATCGAGGATATGGCCGCACCTTTTTACCCCGATATGCCTTACATGGCAGGACTCGATCTCGGGACGGACAACATCGCAGCTATCGCATGCACGGACGGAACGTCCGTCGTATACAAGGGCGGTGCGGTCCTGTCAGAGAACCAGTTCTTTGCTAAACAGAGGGCTCAGGCGGTATCCATCATCACAAGGGGGCATGAGCATAAGCATGCGGACTCCGCATATCTGGAAGCCCTTTCACGTGAGCATGACTGTTTCCTCAAAGACCAGATGCACAAGATCAGTACGGACATCATCCGTTACTGTGTGGACCACCGCGTGGGGATCCTTGTGATCGGTGTCAATAAGCTCTGGAAACAGAATACGAACATGGGAAAGAAGAACAACCAGAAGTTTGTGTCCATCCCGCATTACAGGCTGCGCCAGATGATCGAATACAAGGCGCTCCGCGCAGGGATCGATGTGGTCGAACAGGAGGAAAGTTATACATCCAAGGCGGATGTGACTGCTTCTGACTTTATGCCTGTATACGGAAAGGTAAAGGCACGTCCGGTATTTTCCGGGAGACGCATCGAGCGTGGGATGTACCTGTGCAGGGACGGGTACTGCATCAATGCGGACTGCAACGGTGCGGCAAACATCCTGCGCAAGGCCGTCCCGGATGCATGGAAGGGATTTAAGGACTTCCATTTCCTGGCCACGCCTGCCAGCAGGGGGTTCCATCAGCTGAACCCTGCCGGAAGGAATAACAGCCATAAACAGCACCCGGACTGGAAGATCCTGTCCCCGGCTGTATAAAAGCGTATCCATGTACGCCCCGGGATACCGGGTAAAAGCATGGACCAAAGTATTCCAGAGGCTTCATCCGCCAATGGATAGGGGGCTTCGTGAACAGCCCTCCGTTTGCACGGCCGGCACCGGCTCATCCGTCGTCTGTTCGAAAGACGTAAGCGGCACGGCAGCGGGAACAAAGCTTTCTTGCGCCATGATGACTGTGGAGACATTTAACTCTGGGGCTCCGCCCTGCTGTTAGATACCACCTCCATAGGAGTTATGTCCCCGCATGGGGGTGGAGACTTCATCATCTGTTTAAGATCATCAGCGACCATCTTCTGGTATTCCCCATCAATTTTAGAAAGTGGTTTTCCTTGAAAACTGGACCATCTCATAGTTTGTAAGTTATATAACATTTCTCGCTCATCAGCAGTCAAATTGATCTCCATGTTTTTTGTCCTTTCCTTAGTTTTTTAATTCATACCCGACAGGAATGGGATCAAATTGAAGAACAGATCTGAAACCTTATCAGACAGTGAGCAACCATCTGCCACCTGTCTGCTCTCTTCTCCTTCCAGCCAGCTGTCGCCGGTAGCATAATCGACCACGATCCCGGGTTGTACATGTAGTAGTATATGTTAATATAGTACCTGTTTTTTCTGATGTTCGCAATGATTTTTGTTGTTCTTATGTTTTTAACTGTACAAAAATATCCTTATATCAAAAAAGAGAGGAAAACCTCTCTTTTTGTGGAAGTACCTGTATGTAGAAGAGTCATTCTTCCAGCAGCTTCATACTGCCTACTGAAACCTCATATGCAGTGCGGCTTTCCGTTTCTGTTTCGCTGATCCGTTTAGAGTATTCTCTTCTCTGGATACGGCCTTCCATCTGAAGATGACTGCTAACTTCAAGAGAAGAAGCGTAACGGGCATTTCTGCCCCAGCAGATACACGGAATATAGTCTGATTTATGGTATGAACGGTTAACTGCCAATAACACATCTGAAATTTCTCTTCCAAGCGGAGTTTTACGGTATACAGTTGGCTTACAGATATATCCATCCAGATAGATCTTATTTATCGGATAATCCTCCTCTTCCAAAATCTCCATTTTTGTTGCAAATACATGGAGGATAAGGCGGTTATGTTCTTCATTATACTGATTGTAGGAACGGAACTGTCCGCGGATCTCCACATATTTTCCAATATAATCCTGTGTTACGTCTATCAGCCGTTCGGATACCATGATGGGAATGGTATCTGTCACTTCGCTGAGTCTGTCTACGGTTACCTGTGCGGTGTAAAACCCTTCTCCCAAAAGTTCGTGACTAAAGGAAAAACCTGTTACCATTTTTCCTCTTAAATGTACCTGGTTGTTTTCAATAATGCGTTCTGTTGTGTCGTACAATGTTTTATCTCCTCTCTGTTGATCGTTGCTCATTCCTGTAATGAAGCAAATATCTGATTGTTATGAAGCAGCGTTTTTTCTGCTTACCTGTACATAATATGAGAAAATCGAAAAGGTAACTTCTGGTACGAAAAAAAGGAGCTGTAAGATACAGCTCCTGAACACTACAGATACTGGGTTTCCTTTACCAGTACATTCATTTCCCCAAATGCCTCTTTCAGCTCATTGATTGCTTTCTGATCGGATGACATATGGATCTTCAATGCCATGGTGATTCTTTTATCATTCAAAAGAACACTGACCAGGGACATTCCCCTGTTCCAGGATGAGATCTTTTCCAATACACTTTCATTGTTCCTGAATTCCCGGATACTGTCAAACCGGATCCATATCCTGTAGTTTGGCTCATCAAGGAAGAAAACACTGTCAGCGATCAGGCTTGCTTCCTCTTCCCGGATACTTACCTTTCCTCTGATAAAGACAGGTCTGTCCTCCCTGATCTTTTCATTTATCAACTCATACAGGGAATGGAAAACGACCACTTTGGTAACACCAATGGAATCTTCTACATCAAGGAACACCATCGGCTCATTGTTCTTCTTGGTATAGATGACTTTATAGGACCTGATGATCCCGGCAATGGAAACCTCTTCCTTTTCCTTTGCAGGGATAGCTCCTGTCTCCTCATCCGCATACAGATAGCTGCTGTACTTGACCGGATTTTTGGAAAGGACCTCAGCGTATACATCGATTGGATGTTTTGAGATATACACACCTGCTCCTTCTTTTTCATAAAACAGAAGTTCTTCCTCGGAATATTCCGGTAACTCAGAAAGAGTATCTGTCATATCCGAACTGCTTCCAAACAGATCCATCAGGGATAGCTGCCCTTCGATCTGTTTTTTGGATGCACGTTTTTGGGCGGACAGATATTCCACGCCGGAGATCATCAGTGTATGTCTGGTATATCCGGTAAAATCCAGCGCACCTGTTTTTGCAAGTGCTTCCAGCATCTTTTTATCGATCTCCGGATTTCGCTTTACCAGGTCGTAAAATGATACATACTGACCGTTTGTTTTTCTTTCATCTATGACTTTTCCAATTGCTTCCTTGCCAACGTTTTTGAGTGCAGCAAGGCCATAATAAATGGAATCTCCAACAACAGTGAAATCCTCATGGCACAGATTGATATCCGGTGAAAGGATCCTGATACCATTTTTCCTGTATTCAGCGATATAAACCGCAAGCTTATCTGTTTTATCCATAACGGATGTCAACAGTCCGGCTGCAAATTCCAGTGCATAATGGGCTTTCAGATATGCCGTCTGCATTGCAATGGCAGCATAAGCCGCAGCATGGCTCTTATTAAACGCATATTTGGCAAAATCAACCATCTGTTCCCAGATCTGCTTTGCAGTCTCTTCTGGGATCCCGCGGTTGACACAGCCGTCAATCTTCAGTTCTTTATCTCCGTAGATAAACCTTGGAGCTTCCTGATCCATAATATCTTGCTTCTTTTTACTCATAGCCTTACGGATCAGATCGGCCCTTCCCATGGAAAAACCGGCTAACTTTTGTACAATTTGCATGACCTGTTCCTGATAAACGATCACCCCATAAGTGGAACTTAAAATGCTTTCCAGTTCAGGGGTCAGATATTTTATGGATCCCGGATCATGTTTTCCGCGGATATAATCGTCGATATACTCCATTGGCCCCGGACGGTATAAAGCCACCCCTGCAATGATATCTTCAAAACAGGTTGGCTGCAGCTTCTTCATGAACCCTTTCATTCCTTCGGATTCCAGCTGGAATACCCCGTTTGTGTCTCCGGAAGAAATAAGCTTCAATGCTTCTTTGTCGTTTAATATTTCTTCCGTCCACAGCGGGATCTCAACCCCGTATTTCTCTTTTACGGATTTCTGTGCCGTATCGATGATAGTCAGGTTACGTAGCATCAGAAGATCCTTTTTCAGGTTCCCCAGATGCTCTGCATCGGTCATGTTGTACTGGCAGACCAGATATCCGGTTTCCGGATCGACGGATACCGGGAACAGATCCTCACATGGTACCGGAGTCGGGATATGTCCGCAGGCGTGTGTGGAGGCGGCCTTTTTGGTGCCCTCCAGCCTTCTGGCGATCTTCCACAGCTTCTGGTATCCGGGATCTGAGTTGATAAAGTTCTGAAGGTCAGGGTTGGAATCCCATGCCTTATCCAGTGTCATTTTAGGATCTTTTGGGATCAGACCTGCGATCCTGTCTCCTACTGCTACCGGATACCCGGCTACCCTGGCAATATCACGCACGATCCCTTTTGCATTCATGGCCGTAAAGGTACGGATCTTGGCAAAATGATCCCAGCCGTTGCTTTCCGCTTCAAATGCGATCACATCATCCTTATAAGAATAATTATAGTCGACATCAATATCCGGCATGGATATTCGTTCAGGATTGAGGAACCTCTCAAACAGCAGGTTATATGGGATAGGGTCGATATCCGTGATCCCCAGACAGTAGCACATCCGGCTTCCGGCTGCGGAGCCACGTCCCGGTCCTACTAATATCCCATGTTCCCTTGACCATCGGATAGTTTTACGGGTATCCAGGAAATACTCGGCAAATCCCATCTGCTTTACGATCCCAAGCTCGTACTCCAGATCTTTCTTTGCCGTCTCACGTTCCCTGTTACCTACAGGGTAACGTTTTTCCCATCCTTTCCAGGATTCATCCTCCAGGTAACGGAAATAATCATTTCCATACTCTTTTGGGATAAAGACTTTTGGCATCCTGTAATCGCCAAATTTAAAGTCAAAATTGCATTTGTCTGCGACCTCAAGGGTATTGTCAAAAGCCTGTGGCAATGACGGGAATAACTGCCGCATCTCCTCTTCCGTTTTTACGGAATAATCACCTTCGTAAACAAGCCTGTCCGGACTGTCCAGCGTTTTCTTTGTCTGGAGGCAGAGAAGATACTCATGGGCTTCCTTATCCTCGGAATTGGTATAATGACAGTCATTGGTACATACCAGCTTGATACCCAGTTCGTCCGAAAACCTGACCAGTTCGTTAGCGACTATCTGCTCTTCCCGGATTCCATGGTTCTGGATCTCAAGATAATAGTCATCCCCAAACAATTCCCTGTATCTTAGGATTGCTTTTTTTGCCGGTTCCATATCTCCGCAGCTGATCCCGCGGAGGATCTCACGCGGAACACGTCCGGCCAGACATGCACTCAGGCAGATAAGTCCCTCGTGGTACTGCTCTAACAGTTCAAAATCGATCCGCGGCTTGTAATAGAATCCGTCGATATTGGACCTTGAGACCAGGTGGCAGAGGTTTTTGTATCCGGTTTCGTTTTTTACTAACAGGATCAGGTGATGATACCTTTCCTCTCCTGCATGGGAATTTTTATCCAGCCTGCTTTCGGGTGCTTCATAGCACTCACAGCCAAGAATAGGTTTGATCCCCTGTTTCTGACATTCGTTATAAAAGTCCACCACGCCGTTCATGACACCATGGTCCGTCAGGGCACATGCAGTCATCCCGGAGTCTTTTATCTTCTTTACAAGATCTGGGATCTTGCTCATCCCATCCAAAAGACTGTATTCTCCGTGGACGTGTAAGTGGACAAACCCACTTTTTGTGTTGCTCATAAAAAATTCTCCTTTCTTTTTCATTTCCTGCAAAATGAAAAAATACAAGACACAACAAAAATGCTCTGCCCGGATATCCGGACAGAGAGATCATCTGCATGCCTTGCGAAGTATTTTTTTATATGAATTTTTGAGTCCCGCAGGGCTTTCTGGCTTTCGTCTGAAACCGGATGGATCTTGTATCCGTTAAGTTTCCTGCTTGCCCGGTCCCGCATTTTTTTTGCATCCTTCTCTGATGCAAATCTCTGTGCCAAAGCGATATCCTCTGTTTTTTTGATCGCATTATTTTCCTCTGTTCTTGCATAGTATGTTTTTCCTGAAACCGTTCTCATCAAAATGTACTTCATGATCCATGCTCCTTTCTGGATGTTTATCTTTGGTGTAATGATCTTTGTAAGTACAATATAGCAGAGCTGAAGTATGGTATCAGATGAGACGAAAAACCGGTACAAAAAATCCCCATGCGCTATGGGGATTTTGTTTATTCATTTTGGAATATCAAATCTTTCAATTTATAAAAATCTTTTTCTGATATCCACTTACATATTTCCTGTTGATTTTCTTCCGTCATATTAATTTCCGCCAGCTTTTCCGGCGTATTTTTTAATTCCCAAGCCTGATATATCCAATATGCAACACTTCTTAAATACTGATATCCATATGCAACATAATATTCCGAAACTCCTGCTTTTTCTGACAGATACTTAATCCACTCCTCGGTGCTTATAGGAATACTCTGCTCCTTAATCCTATACTTAACATAGTCATATAACTCTTGCAGGAAATTTCTCATTGGGATCAACAGAAAAATAGAAAAAATTTCAGCAACTAATGCATCTGACTTTGTCGGACACATTGGCATTACAAAGCAATTCTTGTATATTTTTTTATCCTCTTTGTGAAAAATATATTGTGCGATTTCATTTGCGATTGCATATCTTTTTGAAGTTGCAGGTACATATTTATCCGTATAAATAACTGCTTCTCTTTCATTTGAGAAAAAACTTTCCTGTACAGATAACTGAGCGATTTTATGATTTGGCCTTTTAATATGTTCATTAGAAAAATCATTTATATCTACATCTTCAATCCATATTCCCAGTTTATCTGTAATTTTCTTAATATCAACAGGAAACACAATTACTTCTTTTCCATAGCATAATTTTAACAGTTTTTCAGCATAAATTCCTGTCTTCCAGTAATAATGAGTAATGTTTCCTATGTTTGAAATATCGGATAAATATGCTGAAATTTCATTCAACACTTTGTTCAAATCTCCATTCTTTCTTTTGGTTTGCATCTTATATATTACTCCTTAACTATTTATCTGAGAGACAATAGAATTGCCGACATACTCTGCTGAAAACTGCCTGACGATGGATTGTATTCCATCAAATTTCCTGTTTTGGCTTACAAAAAGGCTATCTTCCAGAACATTATTCATCACTTATCCTCCCAGGGCTGATCCATCTTTTTACCATTCTCACATACCCTGCTATGGAACAGAATCATATCGGACAGTTTATCCGCAAGCTGGATTCCCTTTCTTGCTTCCTCAGTTTTAACACGCCCCATAAACGCATGCATCACATTCGTGCCCATCGGCTTTTCTGGTAGCTTCATCAGAGAATCCATCGACACACGTAGGCATTCAGAAATTTTATGAAGTTCAATTGCGTTGATTGCTCTCGCACCATTCATGATTTTACTCATTGTCTGCTTGGAGACTCCAATTCCTTCTGCCAGATCAACCTGCTTTTTGTTTTCTTTTTCCAGATCAACCTGAATGTTGTTTGCAATTATCATATTTACGTCCAGCATATAATCGCCGCCTATTCTTGTACTTATATTATACTCTTTTTCGCATGAACCATATCAATAAACATATTTTCCTGCTTGGCATTTGGAAAGAATTCTATGTTTCTTCTGGATTTTTTCCTTAGGATATTGATCTTTGCAAGTACAATATAGCAGAGCCGGATCAGAGTATCAGACGAGGAGACGAAAACCGGTACAACAAAAGCCCCATATACTGCGGGGCTTTTGTTCATTCCTTTCTCTTATATTCGATGGCAAACCTTCCGTTCTCGCATTTCTCCGCGGAGCAGATAAACTGCGGCAGGTCACAGAACTCCATCTGAATGCCAGCGTTTAAGCAAGAGAAGGTATCTGTGGCTGTTTTTATAAGTTCGATCAGGGCAGCTGCCTGACGGGTGGTCAGATTTTGAAGGGAGATCTCCGGAAGGCTTACATATTTCTCTGCTTTAGTGATCAGTGAGGAAAGGTATCCTAGCTGTTTACTGGAAGCAGGTTTTTCGGGAGACGGGATTATGAGTTTTGAAATAGTAAGCTTTTTCCGTTCTCCTTTCTCAGGTACATACTCACGTCGCATCTGCTGCCGGTATTTTTCTTCCGCTTTCTTTTTGGCAGTTATCTTATCACAGAATACGGGGAACTGCTTTTTGCCTCTTTCCCTGATCTTATCCTCTTCTTTCATTTTTAGCTGAAAGTATTCAGATGCTGACTTGGAAGGCTTTTCAGATTGTGCCTTCGTCAGGAGTGTTTTCTGTTTCTCGGCTTCTTTCATCCGCACGGACAGGTCGATCAGACGCGAAGCTTCCAGCTTGTTTAATTTGTCCGCAGTATTCAGGTAAATCCCCTTATGGAGATAATCCTTCTTTACTTTGGCTACCTGCTTTTCCGTTGCGCTCATGGTACTCCAGTTTTCCTGGGAATCCTTATTCCAGCAGTACGAATAGAAACCGGGAAGGGACTCACAGTAAGCCTTTACCAGTTCAACTGCTTTGTCCATCTTTAAGGTTCCGGAGATAATGGATGAATCAGAGGTATGGAATTCCACGTTGACATTGTCCAGAACATCCGGTTTGGAAATGTAGATCACTTCATCCCAGGACGGGTTGATCATATAGTGCTTCTCATCATCCGGACAGATCTCCACATCCAGATTTCCAAAATCATATTCCGGTTCCGCGGACTGGCGTTTTTCAGTATAATAAGCAGCCAGATCTTTGATCGTCTTATCCCTGCATGCAGCCAGTGCTTCATTACAGGAATCCAGGAACAGATCCACCCTTCGTGTCTCGATCTCCATGCGCTGCGCTTCCGTTGTGAAATATCCGCGGAGGGAATCACACAAAGTCAAAAGATCGGTGTCGGGATTCAGTTTCTTTTTCTGTTCCTTGTCAAGCAGGGCCGGATCCACTCCGAATAAGGTAGGCGCGGTGCAGAGGTTCTGGACTTTTTTGGAATCTGCCGGGACAATGTCAATGAGAAGACAGAATTCCTTTCCTTCATACAGCCTTGTACCCCTTCCCGCCATCTGCTGGTACAGGGTCGGATTGCAGGTCGGGCGCAGATTCATGATCGTGTCACAGATCGGGAGGTCTGTGCCCTCAGTGAGTACCATACAGTTGATGATGCCGCGGATCTTCCCATCTGCAAAATCCTTAAGGATCTGCCTGCGCTCCTCCGCAGGTGTTTCGCCGGTAACAACACATACAGTATCTTTCTTATCCGGGATCAGGGAACAGATCGTTTCCCTGAGCAGATAACAGAGACGCTTGGTAACACAGTAGATCAGTGTGTGCCTGTCCAGGCACTTCTCCACGTACGCCTTTGCAGCGGTGACGATCGCGCCTCCATCGAGCATAACCTTTTCAAGGTCCGAATCGGAATAATCCCCCAGATGCTTCTTTACATTTTTCAGTTTAAATTTTCCAAAAACCTGTTCACAGCGGATACGGGACAGGTAATTGTTCTGGATCCCCCAGCGCAGGTCGCGGTTAAAGATGATGTCGTCAAAAACATCGGTCAGACGGACGTTATCCCCGCGCTGCGGAGTGGCGGTGAAGCCGATACGCCTTTTTGCCCCGGAAAAGTAATCCAGAACCGCCCGGTAGCTTTTGGCTGCACTGTGGTGTGCTTCATCAATGATGATGGTATCAAAGGCATCCGGGGCAAAGCGTTTCATCCTGTCCGGACGGGAAAGGCTCTGCACACTGGCGGAAACCACCTCTTCATCCCCCGCATGCTCCTCTGCCTTTTCTATGCCAAAAGAGCAGTCAAAATATTTTTCCGGCTGCCTCACCAGCTCATCCCTGTGCGACAGCAGCAGCACTCTTCCATTTCTTTTAAGATGTGTCATTACGACTGTTTTTCCCAGTCCTGTTGCCATGACCACCAGGTGGTTCCCGGTGGGTGTTTTATCTAAAATATCCTTACATTCTTTCTGGTAAGGACGCAGTTCGTATGCCATATAAGTCCCTCCTGTTTTTTGGCATAAAGCAAATAGCTCATTCTGGCTATCCATAGTCTTATCCGATGATTTTATTTAAACACAAAATGATAAAATCTTGTTTTGATACGAAAAAACGTCCTTCAGGACATACAAGCGAGGATCCTCGGCCATTCAATGGCCGAGAGGAATCGCACGTTTCATAGTATAATGGTATCCGGAGTTGGCTTGTAACAGCCGGCAGTATTGTTCCTTTACAGTCACCAGCTTTCCATCCGTTGTCTTAATATCAAAGGATCCGGTTGCACGTACCATAACACGTCCAACAAACCTTCCTTCGTATTTATATGGTTTCGGTGTTTTATGTGGGACTTCCGCCACAACGATGTCACCGGTCTGGAATCCGAAGAATCCCTTTTTCCTGTCGGTCCATTTTGTAGCGATCACCCCACATTTATTAAGGTGGCCCCGGAGTCTGGTACCCCGTCCGGCAGCCTTGGCATACAGGTAGTATCCGTTCGTCCGGTCATGGTATCCTTTCTCCGGGACGGTTCCGACACAGAGGGCATCGTAATGGTGTTCTTTTGGATACCCAAGTTCGGTGCGGTTATATTTTGTCCTGCCGCCACTGGAGCACTCCACATCCCCGAAGATCCCAAATAGTGCCTTTTCCAGGTACCGTCTGGAAGAAGATACCCATGCTGCATACCGCAGGGCACTTCCCTGTGGTTTTCCGTCAATGACCTTCTGGATCAGTTTCACCCGTTCCTCATCTAGTTCCTTACGTTTCCCTTTCTCCCGGGGGAGCCGGGCTTTGATCTGTTCCAGCCATTCCTCAGGGGTGCGGTTACCTTTATCCTTGTTACAGGAGGAGCAGGACAATAATGCATTTTTTACACGGTCAGAACCACCGCGGCTCTTTGGACGCATGTGTTCCCATTCCAGTACCGGATCGCCGCTTTTTCCGCCGCAGTACTGGCAGGTATGCCCGAACTTTTCCATCAGGTATTCCTTGATCTCAAGTCCAAACAGGGTGCCGTGCTGGTACTCTTCACCTTCAATGTCCGGATCTTCCATCAGCTGGGTATCGAAGCGGACAGCCTCAAAAGAGCATTCCGTCAGGTTGATCCATCTGCCAAGCCTGCGTACCCATGAAATGACATTATCCGCTGCGCTCCGGATACTGGGCGGGAGCCAGCCGTCTTCCCGGCTGCTGTCGTAAGACCGTTTATCTTTTTCTGACAGGCACCGGTTCCCCCATTTGGCCCTTCGGTATCCGGTCTCCCGGCTCCTGCGGTTCCTCCTTGCGTTTTTACGCTTGTTAAGTGCTGCCCGCACCGCATCCCCGCGGTGCTCGATCTGCATGGCATATACGAATTCATCCGTATCATTCCGGATGATGGCGATACCGGTATATTTGGACCCCGGGTCGATCTTGATCCGGAATGACGGAAGATCCGGGATCGTCCTGGCATCCACGTCCATGAGGATGACTACCGTTGGAAATACCCGGTATAAGACCGCCCGTTTCCTTTCCATCAGGATCCGGCATCTCCGCTCGGTCAGGAAACCGAGGGGACGTTTGTATTTATCTAATGCTATGATCATAATAAATCCTTTCTAAATGGCAGTTACGCCCTTGTTCTGCGCCTGCACTCCTGCAGGCACGTCTCCTCGCGCGTTGAGGTGCTTTGACGCTGTTACCGTACTGGCTTTATCCCGGTTTGCCTGTTTAACCGGTAACGACACGGATATGTATTGGAGATGCGTACAAGACCGTGATCACACCGCAACCCCTGGCACGGGGACCGGAGTCCCCGGAGGCCAGCCGCTACTCAACCACATCAAACAGCCTTACATAAGTCAGCAGACCCCGAAAGACCTGCTTCCTCATGCTCGGCCATTCAATGACCGAGTTGGTTGACTATTTCTTTCCAATTTTCTGGAATTGCCATATCAGAAATCTGTATCATATTCTCCAGTTGTCTACGAATTTCTGGAGCTTTATCAACCAACTCTTTTTTGTGGAGCAGCCAAGTGTATTTTTCGACTGTACGTTCATAAGCTTTCTCCAGATTGTCGGATACAGCCTGGACCTCCCGACAGGACTGTAAGGCCTTTGCGTAACGCTGGTAATTTGGTAGTAGAAGCCGGCTGTTAGCAGGATTACGTAATTTATGCAGACACTTATCAAGAATCTGCCGGATACGTTGCTGTTCTACCCCAAACTGTTCACCGATTTTGCGTAGAGGCATTGGCTCATCGGTATTAATGCCATATCGAAGGCTCATTATACTCATTTCTCTTTCTGACAGGATATCCTTCATACGCTGCAGGAACAATTCCTGGTTTTCTGTATCGATGATTACCAGTTTTTCATACTCTGCAATTCCAAAGATATCTTTGGCGATTCTTTCACATGGAGTCTCTATTTCTTCCAGACATTTGAGTAGAAGATCTTCTGTGATAATATTTCTTTTCTTGATATAATTGGAAAAACTGTTCTTTAATTCTGTCTGGAAAGCCTGAGGAGTAATTCCTAGTTTGTCAGCAGCCTGTTTCTGGGTAATTTTCCTTTCTAAAATTTTTCGTAGAAGATTAGTCATCTCTTCCAGTTCTCTGATAGCGTTATTTATTGCAGTTTCGTTCATTTTAATTTTCTCCTTTCGTTTAAGTTCGGATATAATATGAGAAATAGTAGAAAAAAAGACACCTGTGGCTAATCTCGAACTCTACAGGTGTCAAAAAAACGAAAGGATTGTGGATATAGTGCTTTTTATCCTAGATATAGCAGAAAACCCCATCCGACGTCAGTCGGGTGGGGTAGTTCAAAGATATGAAAAAAAAGTACCATTGTGTTTATGTTTCCAGCGAATACATTATTTCTCCTTTGATATTCTCTCAATTATCACAGTATTCGGCACATATAGTACCACCACCACAGAACCTCTACTTCTAACTCACTGACAGGTTCAGAAGGTTCAGCGATGCTCCAGCTTCGAAGCAGGTTCTCCAATGAAGTTGATAAAGAATCGTAATCTTCTCCGTAGATATTCGCTGGGGATTCCATGTCTAACTCAGGATCTTCATCTTTTTCCGGATTAGGAATAATAATCCCCTTATCGTCAAGAAAGTCTTCGAAAATATCAATGATATTCCCAATCAGTTCCGGTTTGTTCATTTTGTTTATAATAATCTTTTCATTTATACTGCTCATAACAGACTTCTCCTTTGTTTAATTTAGAATATCCCTGTGTATAAGTTACCATTGGATGTGCTTTTTTTGTTGTTACTAACATACATACGTCCAATCTTCCTATTCTTTTCACTCTCCTTTCGTTTTATATTTACATTGATAAACATGAAAAACGACTGAAAGAAATAGAAAAAACAGCTGTAAAACAAGTCGCTTTAAAATAGAAAGATATAAGAAAAACATAGTGCTGTCTTTTCATACAAAAAAAGAGGCAGCCAAAGCCGCCTCAGATCTTTACGCACCGATCCACACCGTAGATGACATTCAGCCCGCTGCCGGTGTCCCACCGGACACAGATGGAACCGGTATCGTCCACATGGACTACCGTTCCTTCTGTACCAATCGGTGGAGCCTGGACATCATCCATTTCCAGAAGCTTCACCCGGCATCCTGCCGGGTACTCTTTACGGAGCTGTTCTACTGTATTTCTGTCTGGATACAGTTTTTCCTGTTCGTTATGGAATTTGACCTTTTTTATAGGGATGCTCCACAACCTGGCAAGTTTCAGTTCTTCCTCCATTCCGGAAGAAATCCTGTCTCTAACGATCCATACTTCGGATACACACACCATCCACTCTTTTCCGGCCTGTTGTCCAAACTTCCGCTCCTGCGGATCATTGTCATCCAGAAACTGTGTAAAATACAGGTGAGGTGCCAAAGGAATGAGTCCCCTGGACACTGCCAGCCTGCAGGCTCTCTTTGCCTGGTCAATATTTTTCCTTAGCTCTGTCTCCGGATCCTCTCCAACAGGACGATACGGAGAACAAATGTATACGTATTTCATAAGTTCCTCCTTGAAAAATGACTTCATGACGGGTTCCGCTGTATTTAAGAGAAAAATACAGTTTAATCATCCGAGCAGTCCCACATCTGGACAGCAGGTACATGATCAGAAATCTTTTTGACATATTTTGCTATCAGAGCGCAAAACTTATCATTGGTCAGATTTCTTATGTTTTCCGAATAATACCATGGCAGATCCGGGGCAATACCAAGGATAAAACCATTGCTATCTCCCATATCAAGGTCAATGTCTTCTTCCTTTTTAATTACATCGTGAAGAAAAGCTCCCAGCCCATGATATCCCATTGAGTCATACGCAAGGAACCATTCCTTTTTCCAATACTCCTGTTCTTCCAGAGTCTCAGAATCGTCATAATTAACGTATTCCTTGAAATCTCCATGCAAAGAAGAATCATAGGATTCCAACAGCTTTTCTAGTCTGTCCCAGTCTATTTCAGAGTCCTTAATTTCGTTCATACAAATCCCGTAGATCAGCATTTAATCTTCCTCCTTTGTTATCATCAGTTTGCTGTCAATCTCTTCTGCTTCCGCAGCAACAGAATCCACTATGATTTCTTTTTTCACCAGTGTTTTTCGTACCTGCTGGAGCTCATGGATGATATCCGCGGATGGCTTCTTTTCCAAAACCATCGTCTGGATCTCTGAGAGCTTCCAGTCGAGATACTGGTTCATGAATAGCTCCTCAAAGAATTGACTTCTCTGAAAAGCACCAGGGCTTCCTTCTTATACTCTGATCTGGAAAATCCGACCAGATACCCGGTGATTTCCTCAAGGTTTCCGGAGGTTACTGCGGACAAGATATCTTCAGGTTCCATATCATCCCCGGCTTTCTTTGAAAACTCAGAGATCTTTTCTGCGACAGGCTGCCATTTGGATACGGCAGCATCCGCGGAGACAAGACTATACGCCTGAAGTTTTTCTTCCGGGATCTCATCTGGGGTAAGGAAATACCCCCAGGCCTGTCTCATGATCTCCTCCACGTACTGACGCTGGTTGAAATTAACCACTTCCCGAATCGTACAGTCAGGTATGGTGCCTATGGAAATCGGGCGTATTACTGAATAATATTTATACATTTTTTTCTCCTTTCGTTTTTTTTGATACAGAGATAAAATGAATAAAGATAAAGACCGTGAAAATATTCCGTTCCGTACGTAGATTTTAAAATGGAAAACTTAATTCTTCTTTCCTTTTTAAAAAAAAGGACAGCCGCAGCTGTCCCAATGTACTTACATATTTTCATCTAATCCCAAAATGACGACTTCTTTGTACTTTAACCACAATATACTACATGAAGGTCATCAAAAATTTTACGAACATCAATATCGTATTTTTCAATTTCATCATCTGTGATTATTGGTTTTAAAAATTCATTTATGGTATGGGTACAGCTGCCATTGCAACTTAGGGCAAACCATCCGCTGACGTTTTCTCCATTTATTTCGATGCCGTCAAAATGATCTAGTTCCAGTTCCTCAGAACTGGGGATGAGCGCGGCTACATCATTTATCCTCCTGATAAGTTGCTGAGTTTTCCATTTAGAAGCAAGCTGTTGTTCAAGACAGTATTTTTCGTAGAACTTATAAAGTTCTTCATCTGGCATCTGCTCAGCAATCTGGTCAAGCAGGTTATCGACAGTATCATTGTCATCAGGAACCTTATCTCCGATAAAATCTGTAAGACTCTCTGTTCCATTCATGAACAGTTCTTTTTTTAGAATAGCCCATTTTTCATCAGAAAATTTAAGATCCTGCTCAGAGGCCAACTGCTCATCAAAATTAACATCAGCCTGTGTTATATCGGAAAATTCTTTTTCAAATCCGAACAGCTTTAAAAAACTGTTGGGAACATATAAGAAAAAATCTCCCCAGTTAAAACATTGACAGTTATGCTGATACACTTTATAACCAGCATCGGTGTTGATATATGCGGCAGCAGCTTTTTTGACAGCTTCCTGCAAATCAATGGACTCATCATAAATGTTAAAAGCGTAGATCGTTGAGTATGTTTCGGTACCTCTTACTTCTGTAGCTATTATGAATTCTTTTCGCATTAGTTTTATAAACTCCCTTCTATTAGTTTTTATGGCTGCATTAACTGAACAGTCTGGTATTGTACCCAAGGAAATGGGACGCAATTAAAAATAATACTTATACATTGTTTTCTCCTTTCGTTTTTTTGATATAGAGATAAAATGAATAAAAATAAGGCCTGTGAAAATACTCCGTTCCAGACGCAGATTTTGAATTCGAATTCACTTTTTTGTCTGTCGTAATAAGAGACAGAAAAAAAACAGGGTTCCCCCTGTTTCTTATGATGGCCGACTGGCAGATACCAGCCGACCTTTGGAGTTTACACACGGATAATTGGCTGTGTATAAATCTGCATCCAGAACAGCACTTTCTTGACGATATCAAGAAGGCTGTCTATCGCATCCCCAGCCCACGGTGGAAGCTGAGAAACATAGGTATCCAACACAGCCGGCATTACCCTGACTAGATCAGCATATATGTCTGGCTGTGTAAACTTCAGATACAGAACAAGCAGAAACGTCGCCGTAAATACGACATTCAACAGTCTGGCGAAAAGCTTGATGCCCTTCCTGAATGTACGCAGGTCTTTTTTTACGGTGGTGGATATGTCCTGTTCAACCAGATCAAGAGCATTAGCTGTTCTTCCAATGCCTTTATCTACCTGTTCTAATACAGTTTCAAGCTTGTTTATAGCCTGATCCATATAGTTTGTTACTTTTACTCCAAGATTCTTCATAATTTTTTTCTCCCTTCGTTTTTTGAATACACAAAAAAGATGAAAAATATTTGTTACAATAAAAAAAGCTGCCCAAAAGGGGACAGCTTAAATTTGAACAATATGGATTTCCAGGCCATGTTTCTTTGCAGTATCGATCATATTCTTCGTTCCGCGGGACTTCCCGTCCCAGAAAGCAATCAGAATACCGTATGTCTCGGAAGCATATTTTGCCATTTCCTCATTTCTTATAGGACCGGCTTTTTTTCCGTACAGATTCCAGTTTGCGGGAAAACGAACGCAGATCAGACCGTTGTTGTGGACGAATGTTTCTCCGATCATATCCGCACCCTGACATCCTCCGCTGACGATCTTCATTTCCTGGATCTCCTGCATGGAAAGAGAACCAAATGTCTGGGACATTACCTTCCGCAGCAGTTCATAATCGGAAAACGTTCTGGTACCGGCAATGATGATCCTTCTTTCCATATCAGTCACCACCTTTCGAGAAACGGCCGTATTCTTCCACAATGGAGTTCCACTGGTCATTATCTGCAACACTGCAGTCATGCTGGCGGATGAACCTGTCTGCCATAAGTCCGGCTTCCTGTTTTGCAAAGAACAGGGCATCCGGCATAGAATAGATACTCGGGAGCATACGGTCGACATTTTCATCGGAAATGATCAGTTTTTGATCAGTTTCCAGAGCATCCCTGACAGCAGCCACCGCATCGTTTTGACGGTGTTCGAACTGTCCCTGACAGTATGCTGTTTCCAGCAGCTTCCTTTTTCCCAGACAGCTGCCCCAGTGACCGCTTTCATTGTAGGAAACCATCTGTTCCAAGAACTCTGCCAGCTCTTCCGGTGTTGCGTACAGTTTTCCGAGTGCATTTGAGATCCGTTTATTTACGGAAAGATGCTTTCTCGGAATTTTTCCGGCATACCTCAGATTTGTAATCATGCTGCTTTCATGACAGAAATCCGAAAATAAGCCTGTCAGTCCGATCAGAATCTCCCGGATGTTTTTGTATCCCGGTATTTCAAACTGTTTTTTATCCAGCAAACCTTGTGCATTGACAAATTCGATTTCAAAGACGGAATCCTGTAAAAACAGGTGACTTTCGTAATCCTCCTTTTTCATTCCCCGGCAGACACAGATGTTTAAAATTGGCAGGTTTTCAATCCCGTTTTCATCAAACCATTGAGCAATTGTCATGATAAATATTTCTCCTTTCGTTTTTGGTCTGACTCAAATATGCAAAAACATTTCTGCGATGAAACTCTTCATTACGTAGAAACTTTTCTTTTGATATTCATGGTCTTTTTAACACTGTTCTTTAGGTCGTTGGGTAACAGCATGACCGTTACGAGATTGTGGTCAGAAAAGACATAGACAAATTCTCCATAGATCCGCAGATTATTTGCCGAGTAATCATAACAATATAATTGATAAAAATACTTATCCAGTCTTCCTGATACATCTGCATGACTGACACCTTCCGCAAAAGCTTTTTCTGCCATTCTCTGGCAAGTTGACTTGCTGTAACCACACCTTTCTTTCATGCGCTTATACGCATGTTTCGTTACGTTTACCATACACGCATCTCCTTTTTCTTTTATTATAATCTCAATATGACAACAAAGAGGAAGAAGCGAAAAAACGGATATAAGTCCAGCTGAAGAGACTATTGCCTGCGTGATTTTGCCTCCACAGTGACGATATATGGTCTGTCATTATAGGATACGGTAACATGGTTTTTACCGGAAACCAGTTTAAACTTTGGCAGATAGACGTCTGATGACGGAATAGAACGTGTGGTGCCATCACTGTACAGCAGGGTAAACAGAAAATCTTTTCCTTTATGTTTCCCTTCATATATGGTCTTTTTCCCATCCATTCGTATCCCTGTTACCCGGACAGCCTCCACGGAAATAGTATCTGTCCCAAACGGGGTCTCTACGGAAATCTCACTGGATCCCCCTCCAAAGACCAGTGGGGCATATTTAAGGGTAAAATCCTTAAGTGCTTCTCTTCTCCCGTCCTCGTATGCGACATATCCGGAAAGCTTGTCCCGATTGAATCTGTCCCCCTCATAGACAGTCCCGTTGTATTCCCAGATACATTTATCAACGGGGATAACATCCACATCCAGCGTTGTGATCATGTTGCTGGCAGAAATGTCAAATTCCAGATCTTCTCCATTTAAGGACGCCGGTCTCATGTCAAATACCTCGATCTCCTTTTTTCTCCCCAAAAGACTAAAAGAATGGATATCCACATCATTTTTGCTTATCATTTCGCTTTGATACACTCTGTCACCGGTATAAGAAGCCTCAATCCCTACCGGGACAAACCATCCGGCAGTCAGAGCAGTCCCTAAGACTGCTGCTACTATAAGTTCTTTTGTCATGATCCTACCTCCTGATCCGGTCATTACCGGATTCTGTATTCTGTATATGTGAAAATGACAAAAAAGTCAGATTTCATCAGCTTCTTGAGAGAACTGGGTAGGTATCCGGCTTCGATGTAATTAAAAAAGAAGCCCTTGGTGGGCTTCTTCAAGTTTGGACACAATTTTAAACGGACTGTGCTTTGACAAGAGCATGTCTTGTGCTGTTAACGTACCACATGCCCATCTGGACAAAGTCATCCCCGCCCAGTATACGCAGTTTATCCAGCTTTGCGCAGACAAAATTATCGTCTAATACATGTTTTCCGCTGATACGCAGTTCCTCCACTAGAGCAAAACACTGTTCTGCATTGGCGGTTGCTCTCATCCGGTCCAGATCGAACCAGCTGCGTGTCTGGAACCTATAGTATCCTTCCTTGCAGATTGATCCGTCGTATTTTTTAATTCCATCCATGATCTGTCTCCTCTCGTTATTAAAATTTACATAAAGTATGACGGATTGCTGTATATATAAAAAAGCCAGAGACTAATCATAGTCCCTGACTTCTTTCTTTCCTTCCCGTCTTCTTCGCTTGCTTGTCACACCGACAAATACAGCAGGTCTTCCAACCGGCGGACGGTTGTGACGGATATCGGAGATCCCCATCTGTTCCTTGAACTTTTTTAACTCTTTTTTAGAAATTTTTTTGGTCATCTTGATTTCTCCTCTCGGTTTTGGCATATTAAGTTGTAAACAACATGAAGAAAGGATTGAGAAAATGATACAACTGATGACATTTTTGATCGCACAGCTGATGTTTGTACCAGTATATCTTAAGGTTACTGATACCTGCACCGAAAACAAAGGTACATTTTGGCAAAAAATTAAGATCATTTCGATCTCACCATTTGCAGTATATTTATATGTAAACATTTTTTTCGCTTTTGCCATGGCATTTATTCCGGCACCGATAGCTGAAAACCTAGTTATGTCCGCGGATGTGTTCGTCATCTCGCTGTCATTCATCTTTGTTAACCTGTATGCAGGAATATGCTGTAAAATAGCTTCATGGGACAAGATTTACTACGCATCTATCTACTTGTCGTTCTTCTTATTGCAGATGGCATTTAATTACACTTATGTGACAGCAGCAGGATCTGTTGTATGCAATATACTGGTTCCATTGATAGTTATCTGGTATTATATCCGGAAACTGATGCCATTATATATAAGCATTAAGAAAAAACCGGAAGTAAAGGTATCAAGATCCCTGTTCCTGCTTCCGGCGATGGCCGAACTGTTCTTTGTATACCGAAGTTTTGTAATCATTGCCATTTCTGCAAAGTATCCGGAAGTGGCATTGAATGACATATACGCAAATGCGATACTTACCGGCTTTTCTTATATTCTTACAGGATTTGTTTTTGTATGCATGACAACACTGTTAAAAAACATCCTGGACGAGCAGGACATCAAATGTGAAACGGAAAAAAACAAAGAACTGACAACTGATATGATCAAAGCCCTGGTAAAGACCATTGACGCAAAGGATCCATATACAAACGGCCATTCCATACGTGTTGCGGAATATACCCGAATGCTGGCAGAACAGACTTATACGGATTCGGATGAACTCCACAACATTTACAATATCGCACTGCTGCACGATATCGGAAAGATCGGAATTCCGGACAATATCATTAATAAACCGGGAAAACTGACAGATGAAGAATTTAAAGTCATTAAAGGACATACCCTTACAGGGGCAAAGATCCTTTCGGAGATCAAATCGGCCCCGGAACTTATTTATGGGGCAAAATATCACCATGAAAGATATGATGGAAAAGGTTATCCCTGCGGACTGAAGGGAGAAGAGATCCCGGAGATCTCTGCGATCATTGCAGTGGCAGATGCCTATGACGCTATGACGTCAAACAGGAGCTACCGTAAACTGCTTCCTCAGGAAACAGTGAAACAGGAAATCGAGAAAGGTCTTGGAACCCAGTTTAACCCGAAATGGGGAAAGATCATGCTCAAACTGATAGAAAAGGACAAAGATTACAAAATGCACCAATAAGAAAGAGGCAAAAAAAGCCGTTACATGTCAGGTGTCCCAACATGTAACGGCTTTCGCATGTAATAAGGTAGTCATTTAATATTTCTATCAAAAAAACATTACTCTTCCTCCTTGACATACAAATAGGTATAAGAATCAGTATCTGGGAAATGCAGGCGGATACATCCGCTTTTCTTTTCCAGATCCTTACGAGAGCATACCCCTACCTCAGCTACCTCAGAGTTCTCCTTACAGTATGAAGATACAATATCACGAGCTTTCCGTTCTACATAAGCCCAGGCTTCATCGAACGTATCATGGTGAACGCAGGCTTCTTTTTCTGAAGTACATTCTGTTGAAACCCATGTCTTATCCGCGGATTTTATGACAAGCAGTTTCTTCACATCATCCACGAATTTCATATTTGGCATAGAACTCTTTAGTTCATCGGAGACAAGTGTTAAAGCTCTTTCGTATGCTATGTCTCTACTGTATGCTTTTACAGTATATATCCCTAGATAATTCTGCTGTTCCTTATTTGATAAGTATACTTCGAAATGATATTCTTTAGAAAAAAATTTCGGGAAAACACACCAGCTGTTCATTGTATTAAGTACAGAATCTGGTATGCTTGCGTATAGCGCTCCAAAAACATCATCCGGGATATCTCTTTTTTTCTTGCGCAATTCGTAATTTATCTCTGAACTTAAACGTTCTGCATATTGCAAGAAAAAAGTTTTAATAGAATCCTCCTTGTCTTTTACCTCATATTGTTTTTTCATGTTTTATCTCCTTTCGTGTTTTTATTATAAAATAGAATATGAAAAAATAACAGCAAAAAAAAAATTGTCTAACGGAGAGAAAGAAGGTTGTTGTTAGCCATTTTTCGGATAAATTTCAGGGAGGGAATGACTCGTTGTGAATCATACCCTCCCTGCTTTGGAACTATCTGTTTCCCGACAGTTCATTTTTGATCAGTGGAGCCACCACATCCACCACAGACCACTGATGTTAGTCGCATACATCCAATCGAACATATCTCTCACCTCCTCTCTGCATCTACCACTGGGATTGGCAAAACGCTCGAAGACTTACTCGATATTCAAGAAAACAATTATCAAGAGCCTGACTTTGGTGAATACGAATTAAAAGCATCTCGTTCCAACTCAAACAGCATGCTCATTCTTTTCACAAAATCACCGCTTCCAAAGGGTGCCAACACAAGATTAAGGTTGATGTATGGTTATGCAAGTTCTGCACATGATAATAATGAAAAAGTTTTACATGCAACACTAAATGCAAGAAATTTCACCAACATTGCTAATACCGGAAACGCATTAAAAGTCGATTATGTTGTTCAATCACCTTCTGACCTAATACTTATAGAATCTCAGCAAGGAAAACTCTCGATATTTTGATACTTCTTTACTATTGAAATAATATTCCTACTAATTGGATAAACCATCACTGCCGGATAATTGTGGATACTATGAGTCAATTCTTTTGTATCTTCATTTTTAAAGTCCCAAAAATCAGCTGGCAACTTATCAAACTCTTTTACTAATTGATCGTCTACTATACCTAACTCTTCCATTTAAGCCTCCATAAATCTATTTTTTGATTTCAACTGTACAAATTGTGTCATTATGCCAACCACCATGAGGAACTAACAATATTCGGCTTATTTCAAAACCATTAGTTTTTCCTATACCACCACTATTCCATCCAAATGTGATAACCTTCCCCCCCGTTTTTAAAATTCTTGAGATCTCTTTTTTATGTTTCGACCAAAAAGATGCTTTAGTTGTATCCCATGTAACATTATATATCCAAAATCATTGTAACATTCACTAACCTGTCTTGGAGAAAAAGGCGGGTCATAAAGCACTCCATCAATAGACTTATCATCAAATAATCGTAAAAAATCTAACGCATCCATATGATATGTTGTATCAAATTCAGGATTTAAATCATTTGTTATCTGTGCAAATTTATTTGTATTAGCAAAAGGATCTATCCATAGTCCTTCTGTTATCTCTTCTGTAAGCATCTCCTTAATAGGCTTTATTTGAAATGTATTTTTACTCGGCATTGCCCATATTCTATCTATTCTCATTCTAGTTTCTCCAATTTATTTTTAAGTATTTGTGATATGACATTTATTCTCTTTTTCCCACACTGTTGCTGAATAATTTTTGTAAACTGACCATCTTTAAATAACTTTTCTTTGTTGTTCTCGTAAAGAGTCAATATATCTTCTTTCATTTCTTTTTCAGAAAATTTTCCACACCAATACTCGTCAATGATTCCATTTATCACAAATGCAACGTCTCCTTGATTTTTACAATATGTTCTATATTTCAATATATAGTCACCTCCACATATAACATATTAGCCATGAGCAAAACTCCACACATTCAGTATTTATGCGGGTTTGCGAGGCATGGCAACTTCATTAATCACTTCAAATTTATAGTAACAATCAGCTCCAAATGATATAATTAAGTTGTCAAAATCAATTCACCGAAAGGAGCTGATTGTTATCTATCGTCAAGAAATTTTGAAAGACATTCGTCTTTTCACTTCACAACCAGTTGCAAAGTTTTATGATTCTCTTTTTTTGAATCTTGATTTATCCTTTGTTCCGGAATTCCCCAAGACAGGAAGGAAAGGCTTTTCAAATCACGCTATGATTTGTTCCTTTATTGTCATGAAATGCGAAGGCTTCTCCATGATTTCCGATCTTGTCGATTATCTTCACAATAATCTTCTGATTGCGCATTTTTGTGGCTTTGATATTTCTCGTCCACTTCCTTCTTATTGGACTTTTGATCGCTTCCTGAAAAATTTCGATAACAAAGTTCTCTCTGAAATCATGAAAACTCAGGTGTTATTCCTTTC